CCTTGCACTGGTAATATGGCTAGAGCGGTTTCGGTTTTCGGTTTGCATACCATTTAGACAAGCAAGCGTCCAAATTGTTTGATAAACGGAAACGGAACCCGCGCCTACTTCCGAATTGCTTAAACCAATACCATTAGCCATTTTATCACCGACGGCGGCAACCCCAGTTTGGGCCTCGCTTTTTAAACGCAAATAAAGCCGCTTATCTGTAACCGTACCATTAACAACTTGCCAGTCAGCGGGACTATCCATCAATTGCGGCAAGCTAGAATTAAGCAAGTTAATGTTATCAAACGTTTTAAACTTATCAGAAACAAACGCCCGCGCTGTTCCGGTGGTTTCGTCGGTATCAAGAAACGTTCTAACCATACGATTAGTCGGTTCTTTCTGCCATAACGCATTTATAGCGGCGTCGTATTCCTGCGGGATTTTTTCCTGCAAGCGTCGCGCCGTTCTAGTATCTATCTCGACGTTTTGGGCAATTTGTCCAAAAGCATGATCATTAACGTCTAAAACACGCGTCGGTTCGCCCCCCGCCGCTTCGATGACAATTTGTGGCTTGCCTTCGTCATTTGTCATTTTTTGCAGATTATTAGTAGAAGCTAGAAAATCCGCGCTTCTATTGTTTTGCTCTTGAACTTTTAAAAGTAGGTTTTGCAATGTACCTTTTGAGTTTTCAATATTCATGTTTTTAGCCCTTCGTAGCTGTTAAAAAAAAACGGGCAGAATTACCCGCCCGTTTATTATCGCATATACTCGCATATAAATGCAAGTAGAAATTTCTAAAAGTTTTACCTACGCCGTCGTTTTCTCGAAACGCGTTTATTTAATTCGTCGTAATCCGAGCCATACAAAAGGCGGCCTATCCAACTAAACAAAAACATTTATACCTCACTTTCTTTGAAAAATACTTTGTCAAACACTTCGCTTAACATACGCTCTAGATCTAAATCTTGACCGGTTTGTTTGCAATCCTCCCGACGTACTTTAGGAAAACAACTACTACAGCAATCAGTAGTTACTAAATTATCCCAAGCAAAATTAAAATCATCTGTCGTAATTTCATCTGCCTTAAAAGTTTCTTTACAAACTTCACAGGCTATTACGTCCTCGTCCACAATATCACTAATAAAGGTACTCATTGTTTTAACTCCCCTAAAACAACGTCATCATAATCTTTATCCTCCGAATAATCGTTTAGAGTATAAACAATATCACCATCGTCATCACGTACGTAATCTCCGTCATAACTTTTTCGCATGGTATCGTACGAATTGTTTTCAATAATCTGGATAGCCTCATCTTCGGTCTTGGCTTCCACCTCATGCGACTCCACAACGGAGTAGCTGCGTAAAAGATTAAACTTTGGCATCACTGCACCTCCGCAAATTTACGAAGGTTGTTAAAACGATCCATAATAGCTTTATTTTTTAACGTGCAATTGTCGCGAAAATCATCTTTCAATACTTTTAAGGTGACTTCTAAATGATCCATCGTAGCCACGATTTGGTTATAATTTGGGATTTCTGAAGTTAATTTTTCATATCCCTCTTCTTTTTCGAAATCCTTTAAAATATTTTTAAAGAACTGCAAATCGCTTTCCATCGCGGTCAGCTTTTGTTCAAAGTTGATTTCCAACATGAAATATTTTACTTCCATAAGACACCTCCATTTGTCTTCGTTGTTGCATATGCGATAATATCAAGTGCTTACGGACAAATCAAGCGGAAAATGTCTTCCCAATCAAACTTTTCTTTCTGGTGTATAACAGGGTCTACCTTCAGCCCTTCGAGCTTCAAGTCTACTGCATCACGGCCATGGAACAAAAAGATTTGTTCTGGCTCGTTTTTTGTTTGAAGTTTCTTTACCAAAACCCAAACGCTTGCATCTTTATGATTAGATAACCACGCCACTTGGTGCGGACGTAAATCTACAGCTTTGCCCGCTGTAGCCTTTAACTCTACAAAATGAAAACCACCCTTTTCATCACATAACAAAACGTCTGGTATACCGGGCGTTGCCCACGTTTCAAGCCGTGTTGACGAGATCTTCCTCGAACTCTTCTTCAAAGCCGTCCGCATCTGGTTCCAAAAGCCTGCTTCGCGCTTTTGCGCGGTTCTGGGTATTGCTTTCTCCTTCGGGAGTAATGTCGATAGTGACTGGGGCATAGGTTTGCTTAATCTCCTGTAATGCTTTCATCACTTCATCTTTACTCATGGAGTCGATACTGCCGTGACGAACCTCGCTTTTGCTGACATAAATGTCACCTTGTGCTTGCCCCCGTCTATATTCAGCTTGAACAGCCGCCGAAAAGGCTCCGTTCTCTAACGCCGCATCTCTAATCGTTTGTAAATCTCTGATGTGTCGTCTGTAGTTGATACCAAACTTTTCATCTAGCTCATCTCGATAAGCTTTGATTGCGGCCACAACGTGAGGACAAATATGTGGGTTTGTCATTTCGTATGCCCGCGTATGTGCAGAACTTGCCGGATAACCCGCATTGATTGCGGCTTCTCGCATTGTTATCTGACCGTCTTTCGAAACCAGTTCTTTAACAAATAGTTCTTGTTTTCTTGTAAGCGGTCTATTCTTCGTGGCCCTTGGTTGTCCAACACCACGTTTCTTTTTAACTGGAAGTGTTTTAGATTGGCTTTTTTTGGTCATGCTCGTACCTAGTTAAATTAAGATAGTTTCCTTTAAAATGCACATTTCTTTATATATAGCCAGAAAAATATTTTTTCGAAAAAAAAATCTGAGGCCCCTTAACGCACTTTCGCTATTGGTTACATAAACTCTGGTTACGTTACATTTTTGTTTTCTACTTTATGTAACTGTTAAGTACCTATATATAAAAGAAAAAACACCGAAAGTTACACGGTTACACCGGTTACGGCATATTTTACAAAAAATATTTTTTTTATTTTTCTCTCTATATAATATAACCGGTGTTAAAAAAGAAACCCGCGGGCCGTGTTCCGTGACCCGCGGGCTGTTATCAATCCTTCTTGATATTGTATCCATGCTCCTTACGATAGTCTGCAATAGCATCGAGCTTATCAAGAACTTCGCCCCAGTCGTAAGCGCAGTGTCCCTCGATAATACCCTCGTGGGAAAAGTCTATAAATTCGCCCTTGGCATTGACGTCTTTATAATCTTCTACCCAATACTGAGAGAAGCGGTCGCCATAACCATAATAACTCGACACTCTTTCGATATTGATTTTGACGTCCATCTTTTTAGCCAAGCGTTGTGCTTTAGCTCTATCGCTTGCCACGTGATCCACGGGCTTACGAGCCGCGTTTGGTATTTGTATTTTACCTTCGCGGACCAACTCATGAACTGTTTCGACTCGACAACGTCGCTTCACCAGTTTGCTTCGAACGCTGACAATGTCTCTTGTTCTTCCGCAAACGTACCGTCGGCCCTCAACCAGTTGGAAGTGATTACCGGCTACGATCAGGAACACACGCCCAGAGGTTCTAATGTCTTTTGAACCCTTGAGCCATTGAGCTAACGTTGGTCTGGTAACCACCGTCGTTTTAACATTTTGAATGTTGCAAAGCGACAGGGCTCGAAGAACGTGGAAGGTATGAGAACCTTTCACCATCTTCTGACCGCTGACATGTCGAATAAGCCTTGCGGCTTCTCCTGTTGTCATGCCCGTAACCGCGCTGATGACAGCGGGCCCACAATAATTGTTTACGTCTGAAGTTGAATTGTTTACTGCTTTTATTTTCATTATAATTTTTCCTTCACAATATTTTTTGCTAACATTATCGAATCAAATGTTTCACGTGAAACATTGTCCTAGTTGGTTGGAAATTCACAATATCAAATAACGTACCGAATCACTTTCGATACTTTATTTTACCATAGTATGCGATAAAGTAAACCCCAAGTTACGTAACGTAATTTATTTTTTTATGTCGTTTTTGGTATGCGATAAGTCGCATACGTTATAGACGGTTTTTTGTGAGGTGCTACAATTTTATTACATAAAATTGTTGGAGGAAAAACCGAACTCAAAAAGATAAGAATGTTTCACGTGAAACAATCAGCTTTCAAAATGCTCATCGAAGTATGCCCGCATTTCGTTCATCTTGTTGAACGTTTTCGAGAAGTGAGGCGCGGGCAGTATACAAGTGTACTGGTTTCCTGAGTTTTTGGATCGAACCACCATGATGTCGATTCGATCCTCGTTTGGCATGACGTAATAGTAATCGGGCATACCGCCGTCTTTTTGGATTTTTCTAATAGTTGCCATCAGTCGTTCCTTTCGGGTCGCGGTTTTGGTTTGATCAACTTTGACACTTTATTTGTTGTGTAGCAACCCATCGAAATATCGTTACCGTAAAGGTCGTACAGATAGTCGTACATAAAATCTGCACTTCTGTTTTCCATGGCCCGTGAGCAATGCTTCTCGCTTTCGAACCATACGGCTGTTTCAATGTCATGACCTTGCAAGGTATATGCAATGACAAGGGCGGTGAAATATTCAATCACCGCTTAAACCATTTCATGATGTAATCTATTAGTCGTTTGTGGAACGCGGGCCTTACGACGGTTTCGTCTTTCATAATGCCGAGGACTTGTGCGTCATCAGCTTCTGCTTTGCCCTGTTCTTTGGGCTCTAGCTTTACGACTTTCGGTTCGGGTTTGGCGTTAGCTTTTACCCATTTAGTAACGTCGGTCTTGACCCACTGCTTACCGCCCTTTTTGCCTTCTACTTTTTCCGGCTCTGGAAAGGTCTTGAGCCGTGAGCGGCGGTAGATGGTTTGTTGTGATAGTCCGGTGAGTTCGACGACTTGTTCGATATTTAGTAATTGCTTTGCCATTATTAACTCCTTTTAGGTTTACGGCCGCGCTTTGCGGGCTTTATGGGTGGTAGGTCCGCGACTAATGCGTCGGGGTTATTTCTTTTATTTCTAGCGTTAACGCCTATGTTATGGTTCATTTCGGCCAACACTTCTTCGGCTGTACTTTTTTTATCCACTATGTCCTGTATTCTATCAGCAACATAGAATATACAAATACGGTCATCTATCATTTTTTATTTTCTCCCTTAATACGTGGTAAGTGGTAGCTTTTCTTTACACCAAAAGCGGGGTGTCCGGCTTCGTAGCCTTCTATCCATTGTCTCCAGACGCCATCAATCATTTGAACATTCTGCCAGTGAGATTCTCCGCGTCGAAAGAACCCGCGTCTAAAATGCAAACCCTGTCTGCCTCCATTTCCTTCTTCGTAGTTTTTGGCATCAACAGCTTTATCGACGTTCCACGATACCATGTTCCATTGTTCTGCTATGAAGTCGCGGAGGACTTTTTTGAGGGAATGTTTTTTCATTTGGCTAAAGGTTTTTTTACCGCGTCTTACAAAGCGCGGGTTGTTTATGGTTTGTAGATAAGCTGCAACTATTCTTAAAGACCTTGAATTTCTAGACGAAAAGTCTTCATTTGTATTTTTAGGACTGATACCAAAAACACCTTTTTCGCTATCAATAGTCCCAAGAATACTTAAAGATGCGTCCGTTGTACTGTGATCTAAGTTGCGCGAAATAATAACAATTGAAAAATTTGTGGTGCTTCCGCTATTTGCACGAGGCGTACAAACAAACATAACTTCTCCAAAAGTTCCGTCTGGTTCCTCAGTATAAGGATCAAAATCGGGCACGTTGTTTACATACAGTCCAACCGCCGGAGCGGGCAATATTACTTTGGGACTGACAGGAACCTGTCTATCGGGATACATTTCATGCCAATTGCTTTCAATGTAATCGGTTAATTCACTGCAATCAAAAAATTGAACGTCTCTTGCTAAAACGTTTGCAAAGTCATGAGTTGTTGCTTTTAACGTGTTTTTAGGTATTTGCCTGTCGGGAGCTTCTCTAAGGTTCCTTACTATGTCTCGTACAAAGTAAAGCATTTCCCGTCTTGTGGCTTGATTGGCGGGTTTTTCTCCACGCCCATGTGATGTGCTTCGTCCATGACCACGCCCGCTCATTGAAAAACGATTAGATTTGTCCATATAATTTAAACGCTCGGCCAAAGAAACCGAACCCCCGTATTCGGTCAAGGGTGTCACTTTGAAACCTTTTCCTATACTTTTGGAAGATCGCTTTCTACCCATCATTCAGTCTCCCATTCCAATTCAACTTTAACGTCGTGGAATCGACAGTACCCTATAGCTTTGTAAGCCTTACTCGGGTTGGTGTGTTCCCCAAAAAAGGCTTTTGTTTTTCCATCATCTTGCAAAACAAGATCCATGAAATAACCACCTCTCCCGTCTTCATTATCCCAAGCCAAAACGCGGCCGTTCCTAGAAAGAGAAACAGGTGCTTTACCTAATATGACACTTAATTCACAAGCTGTATCAACAAACTTAGAGATGCAGTCAGGCATCTTTTTGCTTAATTCGTAACTCATTCATACCTCCCTATCTATTCGCACTGATCGACGGTGATGATAAAATACTCATCACCAAACATATCTACGATCTGATCTCTATTATATGCTTGAATATAAAACGTGATTGGCTTTTCTTTTTTCCAATCATCAAGAGTTTCATCCATGTCTAAAGAATTTGGATTTTTCTTTAGCTCAACAAAAAATCTTTGCATTTATACAGCCTCCGTAACATGACGGGCTTCGACTTCTACCATTTCATGAATAGACATCATGTTTGGGCTGCTGTCATATAAATATACAGTGAATGCGGCTTGACCGTTCATACATGCTGTATAAGCAGTGCATGGACCATGTCGTTCATTGACTGAACGTTCTGGAATACAATCGTAATATCCTTCGGTTATTTCCATAGTTTCAATACCTCCATAGTTGAATACTGGAAGTATATAAGAAAGTATGCGACTAAGTCAATAGCTAATGTATTTGGTCATTACCTTCGTGGGTAATTGCACTCTCCGCATTGTACGCGGCATTCGACAAACAGCTTGCGATTATCTCGCTCACGGTCCGTGGGTCGGGAGATATGTCTATAAGATGAGATAACAGTTGAGTCATGGCTCCGCCCATAGCAGGGCCCTTCATCATGCCTCTAGCTTCGAACTCGTTGAGTAATTCGATGGTCATGTCGCATGCATCAAAAAAATCGTGATGCGCGGACTCTTTATCTGTTAAGTATGCATTGCCAAGCTTTTTCAAGAGCATCTACCTTCTGTTTGCGTTGCTCTGGGGTCAGACTATCATCTTTTTCTATAATATCCATATAATCATTTACAAATTTTTGCATGATTGCCACTGCTTCTTTATTTTTCATATTTATCTCCTCGAACGAAAGTGCCCCAGTCGGGGGCAACCGAACTGGGGCTTTCAACTACGAAGGTGCCCAATGGAGGTGGACACTAAGCGAATAGTACATCAGATGTATGCGATATGCAATACTTAATCGCATATATGCTCAATACCCTCTGCTTTATCCACATCATCGTGTATGGTTAGCAAACAAGGGCTACACCTACGAATCAGTATTTTGTCAGTTTTTTCAACTACTTCCAGTGGAGCCTGACACTTGGGGCAAGTATTCTGCACGAGCCTTTTGTGTATCTCTCCCTCCTGTGTCTGATACTGCATCCTTCCTCTTTCTGTCTTTATGATCCTCAAAAATCATGCGAAGTTGTCCGGAAATTGTCCGCCCTTCGTCTTTTGCCATAAATTTTACTTCCTCGTACATATCTCTAGGTACAAGAATACTTTTCCAACGCGTTGTGTCCATAAATCATCTCCGACTTTATCGGTATTTCTAGGATAATATAAGATAATATGCAAGTTTGCAAGAAAAAACCCCGCCGAAGCGGGGGAGTTGGACCGAGCCACAGGCGTGGACTCTGCCGAGCAGTGTAAGGAATAGAGTTTATTGAGCTTCACCCCAAGATGGACCGATTTCAATGTCACACTTGGAGGGGACTTTCAAATTAACTGCGTTCTCCATGATATAAGCAACTTCTTTTGCCTCGTCAACACTTTTAACAGACATGGCAATCTCGTCATGTACTTGGATCATGGGCAGTCGTCCGGTTTTGTATATATCTACCATCGCTTTCTTGGTCATATCGGCTGCACTGGCTTGGATCAGCCTGTTCAATGCCTTGTAGGTGTACGCTCTTTTCAGTCTGGTCGTTGGGCCGTGGGCATCGGCCGCCTCTTTGTAAGGCAACGCCTTGTGCATTGCGAAACTATCCGGTTCCCACAGATCAAATCTGCACTTTCTACCCAGTAGGGACCTTAACGAACCGCTCGATGTGCGCGTGTTAAGTTGATTTGTAACGCCATTCATCAGTCCTTTTACGAACGGTACGCGGCTATGGTATTGTTTTATAATGTCTTTTGCTTCCTCGACAGATATATCGAGTTGCTCGGATAGTTTGTTCACGCCCATACCGTACATCATGCCCAGATTTATTGTCTTGGCTTGCTTACGCGGTATGTTTGCCATCTCCGCTACCATGGTATGGAAGTCAGTGTCTGGGTTTTCGTTGTATTCTTTGACGAATTCGTCGGTTCCTTCCAAGGTCGAGCCCCTGTAGATGCTGTATGTCTTTGCAAAATGCACCAAGATCCGTGGTTCCTGTTGCGAAAAGTCAATGGCCGCCCACTGGTCGCCCTCTTCTGGTAGGAACAGACTGCGTATCATTGGACCCAGTTCTGGATCGCGGGCAGGGATTTGCTGTAGGTTGGGGTTTGACATTGATATGCGCCCCGAAACCGTGCCGCCATCGTCGGATCTAATCTGGTTTATGTGTGAATGTATGCGTCCATCGGCACGACAGTGCTTTTGTATTGTATTTATAAACGTGCCGGACGTTTTGTTTAGATTTCGAGCTTCAACCACGAGCTTGGCTAGTGGGTGTTCATGCTCTGCCAGAAACAATTTTGTAAACGACGGTGCGCCTTTTTCTGTCTTTGGATAGGTTATGTCGAGTTTATCAAACGCTTTTGATAAAGATTGTGCCGCCCAGATTTCTACATCTGTACCGGCCAGACGTTTTATTTCTTTCATGACTTCTTTTTCGCGCTTGAGTAGCATGTCTCTGGTGCGCTCGACGCGGTCTTGGTCTACGCGTACACCACGGAAGGTCATGTCTACCAGACAAGGCAAGAGGTCCAGTTCGAGATTTGCTATGTCCCAGAGGTCCTCTTTGCCCAGTTGCACAGAAAAATAGTTCCAAAGTTCTAACGTCAGCTTGGCATCAGCTTCTGCGTAGGGGCCGACGTACATGGCAGGCATCTTCCACATCTCTGCTTTGGGGTCGATACCAAACTCTCTTGCCGCTTCAACAAGGGCTTTTTCTGATTTTGTTTTGTTAAGGTGGTCGTATGCCAGAGCGTTGAGGCTGTAACTAAACCTGTTCTCGTCAAGCAAAGACGCAATGACCATGGTATCTATGATGCGGCCGTTTACAGTAAAACCCATCTGCCTGATCCAACCCAGATCGTACTGGGCGTTGTGCATAATTTTATCTGCTGGACATTCGAATATCTTTTTCAGCCATCTGTTGACGATCTTCTCGTCCAGATTGCCTCCGCCGAAGTGACGGACGGGTATGTAACCCGCCCAATCCTCTGTAGCTATTGCATAGCCTACAACTTCTCCATCACCCGTGGGCCAACCGGGCCCATTTGTTTTTAAATTAGGGTCTTTTGTCTCTACGTCGATAGCTATTTTTTTAGCTTGGGTAAGGTCTGGTAGTTCTAGTGGTGGCACCCATTCACTTTTTGGGGCGAACATAGCCATTTGTAAACCTGTCAATTTTTATTTCCTCGTTTCTTGGGCCCGCCAGTTCTGCTCCGAGGGCCGTGTAACCTGCCTTGTCGATCCATGAGTCTACATGTTCGAGTGATTCTAATAGTCTACTTGTCTTGACCCAGTCCATCATTAAAGCCACGTGGGCCGGTGTCAGTAATCCGTGGGACATCATGGCCCCTCTTATTATTATATTCCACCCTTCTGCAATACGAGCGTGGTTTTCAAACGCATCACCGTAGTGTTCTGCTCTATCTCCGGTAATTAGTTTTGCTGCTTCTTCTAATACTTCCTTACGCTTCATAAATCATAACTCCTTGATACGTCTTCGGGCTCTACAATGTAGAGGTTTTGTTTAGTTCTGGTGACGCCCACATAGAATACGCGGTGCATGTCGTCTGGATTACGTCGCATCTCTTCGTCAGCCGCCGGACTAATGTCTGTAAACAGGACAACGTTTTCTGCCTCGCCGCCTTTTGCACCGTGGATCGTGGACGCTGTAATACGAGGTATGCCGTTGAACTTTTCTTTTCTGCGTAAAAGAGCCGTGATGTATGCCCTGTCTGTCTCTGGCAGTTTGTTCATTGCTTCGGACCAAAGCATATCGTCCGTGGCAAGCAAACCATGTCGGTCAGTTAGGTCAGCCATACTTACCAAATCGTCATCTTGTAGACTGGGCAGTTTTTTAAACCCTCTTTTGACTCGGTCACCAATTGACATGAAGCTGTAAATCTTTCTGGCTACATCACCCGTTATTTCTTTGCCCTGACGCATTTGCTCCCAACCGTTGACAGCTTCGCTTATCTTTTCGGATATGGACCGGTGGCCGCGATAGTTGAACAGGTAACCGCTAGATCGTAGATCGGCGGCTACTGGATTTAATTGGTATCCGGCTTGCGATAAAATGAGCCAAGTGCCTTGCGACATGTCCAGACCGGTGATAGTATCAATCCGCGTCACATTTCCGGGCTCGTCCTTGGGTTCATACCTCTTAGGAAATCGCCTCGTTATGCGACGCACCACACCTTCTGCTATCTGATGAACCTGACGCGGTACGCGGTAAGATTTACTGAGCGTCTCAGATCCGCCCGGTAGATTAATGAATTGGTCTACGTCTGCCCCTGCCCATCTGTAGATAGCTTGGTCATCGTCACCGGCCGCATACATACGGTCAGAGTTGTCATCTAGTATATGAGCAATGTCCCACTGTAATGCGCTAAGATCCTGCGCCTCGTCCAGAAAGCATATGTCAAACTGAGGGCAATACTTTGCGGACTGATTAACAAACTCCTGAAGCATATCTGTAAAATCGTACAGTCCCAACTTTGTTTTGTATTCGCGTAAGCATTCGTCCACATATTTTACCGTGTTCCAGTCTTCTTCGATATTACTGTTGTTATATTCTTTGCGGAGGTCAGACTTTTTTAAACGCGTAAGGTTAATCAAACCCAACAACGGGTCCGAGTTTGTAACCATGTCGGTCAGATCGTTGTCATAGTTTACAACCTTGGCTTCGTTGAGGCTGATACCAATAGCCCTACTTAACTCCCTGTAGTTTTCTGACTGCATAACCTGTTCTGGGCGTATGTCAGTCATTGTAAGCGCCAGTGAGTGCAGTGTACGGAAAAACATTAAGTCTTTCTTAGGATCGAGGTTAAACCTATGTGCGGCGCGTTCCTTGGCCTCTGTGGCGGCCTTCTTGGTAAAAGCGAGAAAGGCTATACGGTGCGGATGTACACCACTAGCCAGAGCATCGTCCACCATATTAAGTAGCGTCGTTGTTTTCCCTGTCCCCGGCGGTCCGAATATCCTCAACATTTCTTGCTTTCTCCCGTTTGTATATTTGTTGCACACGTTGTTTCGAGACGTTGTAACGTTTTGCAACGGCTGTTTTGGTCATGCGTTGTTGATCTATCAGTCGCACGATTTCCTGATTACGTTCTTCGGTCAAAACGGAGCCTCCCCTTGTGATCCAAACTGTGGGACTGTGAAGTCCATGTCTGCGCTTTCAAAAGATGGTATCTGCCACACTCTTACGGCCCTCCCTTTAATTTTCAAAACAACACTCTCGCCATTTATATCCCGTAGGCGTTGCGCTATCTTGTGAGACTTATACTCGAAAAATTTGTTTTTGCGAAGAAACCCTTCAAAATCTTTTAATCTGAAGAAGGTTATGTCTGAATCTTCGTCTGTCCAAGGGCGACGCAATAATATTTCTTCTTTATCTTGTGCCTGTTGCTGATGACGACAGAACTCTTCAAGGTAATCGTAGAACTGACCGCTGATGCTTGCGTCTTGCGCCACCTCAATGATTGCGCTTTCGTTATCTTTCATTTCTGTAAGCAGTGTACTGATCCGGCTTTCCCATTGTTGCTTCGCCATAGACCGTGGCATAAAGTTCAGTTGTTCCATGCAAGCTTTCTGAAATTGTAACTGGTTCATCAACGCTTCCGTGTCTAGCTCCAGAGGCTCTCCGTTAACGTCCATAAACCACACAGGCGGTACTGAGTTGTATTTTCGTAGGTTCGCGATTGTAGCCCCGCTTACAGCGGCTCCTATGCCGTGTTTCCTTGTACGACATAGATCCTTGTTGCAATGCGCGTTGATTGGGGCGTCTGAACACTTAAAAGCGTAGTCCTTCCGCGCAACTTGCTTGGCTACCACGTTTACCTCTGGCAACGGCAAGGGCGGAGAAAGGTACTCCATATTGTACTGTAGTATTTCTGATTCCCAACTATCTGGAAAAGCTTTGCGTAAGTATACGCCAATGTTGAACAAGCCGTTATTTCTGCCACCTTCGCTAATTTTAGACCTACAAAGTATCTGTAAGCAGGGTGGTCCGTCCTGTAGCAGATCTGTTTCTCCACTACTCATGACTTGTAGCTTAACCACCTCTTCCGGCGTCTGTACAAATTTATCGTACAGTTCGTAAAACTCGTCTATAGATGCCGACGTACCGTCATCCAGAAAAGCATATCGCAAACCATTCTCTGCATCGTAGTAAGGTAAGTTTAGAAAATTACCTACGTCACCTCTGTCCAAGTGCAGCTTGACTTGCTTTGGAAATATCTCGCTTTCACCATAGCCGAGAGCCGCGGACATATGTTGCAGTGCTTTCTGCATGTCCCGTGCTTCTACCCATTCGGTAGCAAATAAAAAGCAGTGCGCTCCGCCTGACTTTGAGCGGCACACTATCAATGGTAGTTTTAACCGTCGGATCTTCTCGACAAGCAATTTGTGGTCGAGCGGATACTGGTCAATATCTATACAGCCCCACTTACAATTATTATCCTCGTTGATCGGTATAATACCGAGCCCCGTTCCTTTACCAAGCAAGTGGTTTTGCCAAAGCTCCGGGGTCCGAGGTTCGCGTGTAACCCCCGCCTTACCTTGAGCCTTACCGTTCGAACCGGTCTTCTCTATTTTGAAGTAGCCATAGGCTTCTTTCAGTCCATCAAATATGGACGCAAACTTCTTGATTTCCATTACTGCCCCCATACGAGAGCGACGGGGCTAATGCCCCGCCGCGTGATGATTAGAACGGTGCGTCTTTGCTACCCGCTTCATCGTTCGTATGTTTGACAACAACGTCACCCGCTGTGATGCTGTTTGCGAACTCCTTAGCTCGATTATAAAGATCGAGATTTGGTGTAGGTCCTTCAACGGACATCTCCCAACCATGCCATGAGCCCTTGCTATTTTCCTCAAAGGTAGTCTTGAGGTTGTAGACAAAGCCAAAGCGTGGCGGAGTAAACGGTCCGTTCTTACCTTGTATTTGTCTGCTCATCATCATGCTGTTCCATTTACGCGACTTTTTAAGCTGCGTAGACTTCATAGCAATCAGAGCAGTTTCGGCTGCACCATCGTCGTTTACAAGCAACACAAAGTGCTGATGCGTTTCTTCGATGTAATCGCCTTCGCCGCCTTTAACGTAATCTTTGTTGTCGTCAGGCGAACGCTCTGTTTCCGGACGCTCTTCATCCGGTGAGAACATTGCAACCGGAGCGCCGCTGCCCTGTCCTCGTGGTGCCCATTGAATGAAGCGACGTTGATAGGCACACGGTATGACCTTGATACCTTTCTCGCCGTCAAAACATTCTCCGGTGACCGTATTGTAAATATCCCCCTTACGGCCTTTGAAGTTTCGGTCATCCAGAACGGGATCGTTACCAGACAATACCTTTAGAAACGGAAGTGCTAGGTCTTCCTGACCAATGTTTTCAAATCCAACACTGGCGTCTGCTTCTAACACAGACATGTCAAACTCAACTACGTTTGACTCTTGCTTTTTTGCAACTGCTTTA